GCTTTTTTCATACCCAAAATGTTGCAGATGAGCGGATGGATTAAATTACACAAAACACTTAAAGACTGGGAATGGTACGACGATCATAACGCCACGCGTTTACTCGTTCACTTACTTGTTTCAGTAAATTACAAAGACAAAGAATGGAAAGGCCAAACAATAAAGGCGGGTTCTTACGTCACTAGTTGGGAAAACTTAGCTAAAGAAATAGGGCTTTCGGTAAAGCAAACAAGGGTTGCAATGGACAAGCTGGAAAGGTCTAAAGAAGTGGCACGCTACACGACAAACAAATGGCAAGCTATAACCCTTATAAAATGGGACAAATTGCAATGTGAATACGTAGACAATGGCAAGCAACAGGGCAAACAAAGGGCAACAACTAAAGAAATAAAAGAAACTAAGAATAATACATATAGCTTTTTATCTTCACTTTTAGAACATGGTTTTGACGAAAAGTTGTCACGTGAATGGGTCGAAGTTCGTAAACAACTCAAAGCAGTAAATACTGAAACCGCTTTTAATTCGTTCATGAGCCAAGTACAAAAACACGGGGGCGACAAAAACAGAATTTTACGTACTTGCGTAGAGCGTTCTTGGAAAGGCTTTAACGCTAATTGGCTAGAACAAGAAAATGACCGCTTATTAACCGCACTTAAAAACAATTAAAATGCTACTGAAACAAGGTGACGCCTTACAATACTTACTAGACGTAAGGGACGGCAAAATAAAACAAGGTCTTGGGCTTGACTGCTATCTAGACGAACACTTAAAATTTAAACCTAAACAACTCAACATCATTTTAGGGCATGACAACGTTGGTAAGACTTACTGGATAAATTGGTATTTCCTTACTCTAGCATTAAAGCATGACTTAACCTTTTGCATTTGGTCGGGTGAAAACCAAAAGGGCCAAATATTACGCGACATGGTGCAAATGTACAGGGGTAAGCCATTTAGAGAACTAAGCCATTCGCAAATTAATAGCGACGTTGCCTACTTAGAACAATACTTTACGTTCATAGACAACTCGAATTTGTACAAACCCGAAGAAATTCTAGAACTATTTAAGCAAAGCGGGGCTAAGGTTGGGTTAATTGATCCATTCACGGGCCTAGATAGGGAAATGTCGTTCGCTGGGAATTACGAATTTATGAATACTGCCCGTCAGTTCGTCAATAAAACAGGCATGACTATCTACATAAACACGCACCCGAATACTGAAAGCGGTCGAAGCGGTAACCTATACACCGAAGGCGAATTAAAGGGACATTTGAAAGCCCCCTTAAAGGATGGAATAGAAGGCGGGAAGGCCTTTCTTAATCGTTGCGACGATATGCTAGTAATTCACAGGCTAATTAAACACCCTGAGTATAAATTCAAAACTTGGGTAAACGTGGAAAAAGTCAAGGACACCGAAACAGGGGGCAAACATACTGAAATTGATTTTCCCGTAGTGTTCGACTTCAATAGCGGTTTAGGCTTTACAATTAACGGCATCGACCCACTACAAAAACACCGACCAAAAGAAGTACAAACCAAACTACCTGACGGCGAACTAGAAAATACTAGCGCAAAGCTTCGTAGATTAGCAACCCAAACACCTTTTTAAAATGGAAGTAACTGATAAAATAACAATAACAAACGAGGACAATATGCAGTTAATGGCTCGTTACCCTGACAATTATTTTGACTTAGCAATAGTTGACCCGCCTTATGGTTTAGAAAGGTTTAAAAAAACATCTACTCAAACAACTGGAGTATATGCAAAAAGGGGTAGTTTTAAAAATAAAGATGGTCAAAATTGGAATGATATAAAACCAAATATTCATTATTGGGATGAGCTTTTTAGAGTTTCTAAAAATCAAATAATTTGGGGAGCAAATAATTTCAATTTACCTACTACTGAATATTTTTGTGTATGGGATAAAATGCAGTATATGCCAAATTTTGCAAGTGCAGAATATGCTTGGGTAAGTATGGGCTTAAAAGCTCCAGCAAAAGTTTTTAGGTACGGCATACATAAAGAAAATGCAATAAGAAAACAAAGCGGAGGAAAAATTCATCAAGCTCAAAAACCAATAAAACTTTATGAATGGTTGCTTAATAGTTATGCAAAGCAAGGCGACAAAATACTCGACACACACTTAGGCTCAGGAAGTATTGCAATAGCTTGTCATGACTATGGCTTTGAGTTAACGGCTTGCGAACTTGACGCCGAATACTATGAAAAGGCGATCCAAAGAATTAAGAACCACACGAACCAACAAAAACTATTTTAAAATGGATCTAGACTTAAAAATACTATGGGCGAAAAATGTCATTTGGTGCGTTCGTGAACGAATTAAAAACGTACGTGAAAAGCTAGAAAAGGACAAACCTGACGCAAAGGACTACATAGAAGGAAGCAAAGAAAGCGAAGAACAACTTCTAAAGACCGAACTAGTAATAATCGAAATGGAAAACGAAATCAAAGGACTTAACCGAGAACTAAACCAGCTAGCTAGACGTAACGCTGAACTTCGAGTAGCCTACCAAGAACTAAAAAACGAACTAAAATTTAAAAATATCGATGCCGCACTATGACAAAATACAATGCTTTACCTGTTTCAAGTTTAAACCCCTTACAAGCTACGACGAAAACCGACGCGAATACGGACGACCTGAGCGAAAAGGTAAGCTATTTAGCTGCAAAAGATGCACACGAGCAAGAGTGCTGTGTGAATTACGATCCGTTAGATACGACTTCGGAGAACGAAAGTTTGTAGTACACCACTTTAAGAATAAAAACCAAGCCTTAAAATTCCTACGTAATGCCTAGATGCCGTAATTGTAAAGATAAGTTCGAGCCTGTCCGTTTCAACGCCAAGTACTGCCTAAAAGACGAATGTATTAAAGCGTTTGTAGAAGAAGTTAAGGCTAAGGAATGGAAAAAGACGAAGGCCAAGCTTAAGAACGAAATAAAAACGAACTCAGACTGGCTTAAAGAAGCACAAAAAGTATTCAATACATACATACGTCTAAGGGATCAGGGTAAACCTTGCGTCAGTTGCAGCGGTTCTTTAGGTGAAAAGTACGACGCTGGCCATTATTTCAGCATGGGAGGACACAAAGCCGTCACGTTTAACGAAGACAACGTTCATGCACAATGTGTAACCTGTAACCGATACAAACACGGCAACCTTTTAGAATATCAAATAGGAATTGAAAAGCGAATAGGCGCTGAACGACTGCTAAAATTACACGCCGAAGCCCACGAAGTCCGTAAGTATACCACCGACGAACTAAAAGAAATTATAAAAAAATATAAGAAAAAGTGCAAGGAATTAAAATAAGTATTATATTTGCATATAACAATTAAAAACAAGCTATGAAAAATTTATTTAAATCGCTGGCTAATTTCCAACAAGAAGTGCCCGTAATTCACAAAGGAACTCAGGGCTTCGGCTATTCTTACGCCGACTTACCCGCTATTTTCGACAAGATTAACCCGCTACTAAAAAAACACGGGCTAGGCTTTACGCAGTTAATTAACGGGACAGACTTAGTAACATGCATTTTCCACGTAGAAAGCGGCGAAACTATCGAAAGCACTACGGCAATACCGCAAGGCGTACAACTCAAAGGCATGAATGACTTTCAAGTTATGGGGTCGGCTATTACTTACGTTCGACGTTATGCCCTCAGTTCAGCTTTAGGACTAGTTACCGACAAAGATACAGACGCAAGCGGTGAACAAGTAAAAAAATTACCCACTATTGATAACAAACGCTTTCAAGACGCGTGTAAAGCAATTGTGGACGGCAAAGTAACCAAAGAAAAGATAACGTCTAGCTTTACTTTGACTGAGTCACAAAACGAAATGCTCGAAGCCCTATGACTGCTTTTAAAGTACGATGCTCAGCGCTTGGCAAAGTAATGACATCACCGCGTTCTAAAAGCGAAATACTAAGCCAAACGGCTAAGACATACGTAGAAGAACAAGTTCTATTAGCAAAATACGGAATAGTCAAGACGTTTAACTCGCGTTACACCGACAAAGGTAACCTAGTAGAAGACGAAAGCATTAAACTAGCTAGCGACGTTTTAGACTTAGGTTTTCTTTACAAGAATGACGAACATTTCAGTAATGACTGGGTAACGGGTACGCCCGACGTAAACACGAACAACCTACTTCTAGACGTAAAAAGTTCTTGGGACGCTACTACATTCCCGTTCTTTGCTACAGAAATACCTACTAAAGACTATTTTTTTCAGCTGCAAGGCTACCTATGGTTAACAAACAAGACTAAAGCCTTACTAGTTTACTGCCTAGTCAATACACCGCTAGACATGGTTCAAGACGAAATAAGACGCGCGCACTGGAACGCTAATCTTTTAGAGGAAAGTTTAGATCTTATAGACGAAGTACAGAAACGCCACAACTTCGACCATATACCCGACAACCGCCGTGTAAAAGTCTTTGAGGTCGAACGTGACGACGAAGTAATAGAACAAATTAAAGAACGCGTCGAACTATGTCGCGAGTATTACGAAACCCTTTACAATTTCTTATGAGATACCTATTAAAGAAAGACGAAGAAAGCCAGCAAAGGCTAAATAAATTGGCTAATGAATATTTTGATTACAGACAAAAGGATAAAACAAAAGATCTTATTTGCGGATCAATGATGTTTCATAAACTTGATTTAGATAACGATATGAAGGCGCATAATATGTATACCAGTGAAAAAATACATTTGTATTCGTATTTAAGCAAAAGATTAGATAATCAAAGGCCGGATATAGTTTTGGATAGTTTTATTGTAGATGAAGAAACGGATGAAAATAATTACAGAGTAAAAGGAATTTTTTATTCAGTTTCACCAACTTATTTAATGGTAGTTAACAAGCTCAAATATTACGATGAACTCAAAGATAAAGCTCAAGAATATCTTCGTAAAAATGTTTGTGATGATATTAGAAATATTGTAGAAAAAGACGGATTCATACTTGTTGGTAAACGTGGCAGAAATAAATATGATGCACATTGGCTTGGTGACTTTATTAGTTTTAAAAAAGTAATGACATCGGAGGAATATGATAATGAATTAAAAAAATT